ATACACTTTGGGTAACAATACAAAGAACAGTTGGGGATACTCATAATGGTGATGTTTCTCTTATTGCAATTAATGCTGAATATACAAAATGGTGTGATGGTGGACATGTTGACACTAGTGCAGATTAAGGAGTAATGATGGCTACAGAACAAGAAAAAAGTAATATTGATTCGGTTTTGACATATATACTTATCAAGAAGCTTGTAACGCCTATTGTAAAGACTAAGGCTTATGAATTAGGTTTGATAGACAATGCCGGTCATTCACTTAGAAAACCTGAGACGGATTCCGAAAAATCCGCATTGTCAGTCTTTGATAAATTTGTGTTTAAATTGAAAAGATTATTGGGTGGAAAGGTTATGAATCTTCATCGTTTTCTTTATCTTCAGACCCTAAATAATAACTTTTATAACAAATTAATTGTTCGAGGATCTGTGGAAAATCGTGCAGAGATACAACGTATCAAAAAAGGTGTTGAGGGTCTTCAGGAGAAGTTTGGATATGATTCTCTTGAAGAAATATTAATGGGATTTTTAAATGAAGAACTTAGAGAGGAGGATATAAATGAAATTTAAAGAGGAGGATATAAATGAAATTTAAAGAGTATTTACATAACTATTTAAATGAAGGAATGTTGTCTATTTTAGGAAGTGGAAAAAACATTGAAAATTTTAACGATGATAGTAAACCCATTTCAATAAAGACTTCAGATAAAAATAAATATTCAAACTCAATGAAAAAACCTCACTATAAATCTTTAGCAGAATTAACAAATGCAGTTTCAGCTGGGCTATCGAAAGCGGGCGTTCAAGCACATACAGGTTCTGGTTCGGGTGAAGAATGGACTGGAATGTTTTCGGGAGCTTTGAGTTCTGAAGAAACAGCAAAACTAAAAATTTCATTAGCTAAAGATGGTATTAATGCTAAAAATGAATTAATACTTAGTATCTATAAAATGCCTAGTGGAAATTATGAATTGGTTAGTTATATATCTTAGGATTAGGAGGATATAAATGAGCTTTAAAACTTATCTAAAACAAAGATTGCAAGTCGAAAAAGATATTGCATCTGGTAAAATCAAAATTGATGAAGTATATGCTGGAACGACTTACAAAGAAGAGGTAAGTTCATTTATTGCATGGCTTCAAGAGAACGGGATTTTTGAAATTAATGATGGTAATGTAGAAAATATCTTTAATGATTATGGTCTTTTTGATGAAGATTTTGTTGATGATTATTGGGATGAAATTGTTAGTCAGCTTAGAAACGCTGGAATTTTTGTTAACTTGACATATGACAATTAATGGAGGTTTATGATGCCTACTGCATTAGTAAAAGCTATGGCTGATAAAACAGGAAAACCGGAGATGGAAGTTGAACGTCTTTGGAAAAAGGCTAAAGTTGTTGCTAAGTCTGAATACCCTGATATTCCTGAAGATGATGATAGATTCTATGCTGTTGTCGTAGGAATTTTGAAACAAATGATTGGTGTAGGAAGGAATCCAAAACAAGAAGATGCTGGAATTACAACATCTAATATTGGTAATATGGGACCTGGTCCTATTGCAGCAATGTATAAACGTAATACGGATACAGAAAAGAAATTCAAACAAAAAAAGAATAAAAAGAAACCTGTTGTGATTTATGATCCACCTCTTGCAGAGAAAAAATAATGGCACCGTCTTATGGGAACATTGCTGAATATATTAAATACTTACGTAGTTTTGATAAAGCCGGAACAATAAGACCGGGTTATTTCTACGTTTATGAATATGATTTTATGAAGCATTATCCTATTGAGGAATTGAAATTTTATGATTATATGCCATTGACATTTGTCTATAAAATTGTAAAAGGAAAGGATTCAAGATATTTTCAAGGATTAAATTTCCATCATATGCCAGTTAAAGCTAGACAATGGTGGTTAAATAGAGTTAAGGCAATGGCTAGCATATATTTCGATAAGGGTGGAATTAGAAGATTACCAGGAATAAATTATCTTGTCTTAGAAAAAATTATGAGAAAGGGTGTGTTTGGAGTTAGGAATTATAAGTTTGAATCTGTAAGGAATTTAAGAGCAATTCCACTTGAAGAGGTAGAAAATATAATCCGCTGGTACGCCAATACTTATTATGGCGTGACAATTGGTCAAATACAAGCTAGGTATAATAGTTTTCGACCATAGAAAATTAAAAAAAGGTATAGGAGCAATAAATGGCAAAACCAATTTCTGATTTGTTTAAACTAAATCCGTTTGCAGTAGATTTTGCGAATGCTAGAGATAAAGATGAGGTTGAACAACAACTATTAAGTTTAAAAAATAGTCGTGGAGTTTCCAAAGAGGAACTCGATTCATATTTATCAACAGCAAATTTAGGATATGGATATTATTCTGACGCTGATATTTCTTATCTTGACATGACTCCGCTTCTTGATAGTAAACGTGCAAGAATAGCAAAATATAGAGAAATGTCAATGTATCCTGAAATTATGGATGCTGTTGATGCAATAGTTAATGATTCCGTTGTTGATAATGGTGATGGTAAAATAGTTGAATTGATAATTGATAAAAAGAAGAAAATGCCATCAGGAATAAAAAAGAGAATTTATGCTGCTTTTGAGTATTGGATTCGTGATGTATTGAAACTTCAAGAGAAAGGAGATGAATATTTTAGAAGATGGTTAGTTGAAGGAGAAATATATGCGGAATTAATTCCTGATAATAAAGGTGCTAATATTGTAGGTATTAAAGTTTTGCCTGCTTTTACGATGGCTCCTGTATATAGGAAAGGTAAAATAATAGGTTTCGTTCAAGTTGTCAATGTTGTCTATAAGATGTTTGCAGCAGATCAAATAAGAGACGATTCAGCAATAGAATTCGAACCCAATCAAATATCTTATTCTAATTATGGATTATATGGCGAAAATCTCCTTGATGTTAGAGGTTATTTAGAATCATCTGTAAGAACATATAATCAATTAAAAAGCCTTGAAGATTCAATTGTTGTTTATCGTTTGGTTAGAGCACCGGAAAGAAGAATATGGAATATATATACGGGTCGTATGCCAAAAGGTAAAGCTGAAGAATATATCAAGGGTTTAATGCGAAGATACAAAAGAAAATCAATTTATGACCCAAATACTGGAGCAATTGATTCAGCACAAAATGTTCAAGCAATGTCTCATGATTTTTGGTTTAGTAAGGACGATTCAGGTCAGCAATCAAATATTGATACAATCGGAGGTGCAATGAACCTCGGAGAGATCACAGACTTGGATTGGTTCAAAGAAAAGCTTTATAAGTCATTGAGACTTCCCTCTTCACGTTGGCAGGTGGATCAAAAACAAGGACCTTATAGTTCAGGTAAGATGGGAGAAGTGACAAGAGAAGAAATAAAATTTGCACGTTTCATCGAACGTCTTCAACGAAAGTTTAAATTTTTCATCTTAAATCCTTTCATTACGCTTCTTCATATGAGAGGAATCCCTGAAGAATATATTGATAAGAGTTGGTTGGATATAAAATTCACAGAATCTAATTTGTTCAAACAATATAAAGAAATTGAACTTAGAGAAGCTAGATTAGGAATTTTATCATCTGTTGTTGGATACATAGCCACGAGATCAAATATTAATGAATCAGAAGGATTGTTTAGTAAGGAATATGTGTTGAGAGAATTCTTCAAAATGTCAGATGTTGAATACGAATTGAATCAAAAATTGATAAAGAAAGAATTAGCAGATGATGAGGAAATTGCTGATGAATTTCCTCCAATACTTCCACCAGAGGAAGCATTGCCACCAGAGGAAAATAAACCGGAACCACCTCCACCAGCAGGTGATCCTAATAAAGATAAAGATAAAGATAAACCTAAACCTTAAGAGATGTTTCTAAAGAATTATAAATAAAAAGAAGGAGGTACATATTATGAGAGATACATTAACTCAATCCTTGTTAGATAAGGATTATTCTTCTTTGAGAACTACTATTCTCAAAGTCGTAGATAAAAAACTTGAGAAGAGAATTGAAGAGACGAAGAAAGTTGTTGTTGATAAGTTCAATGGTGTAAAATCAAAGAACAAGGAGTAAAAAATATGATGAAATTATTATCTGAAATTCAATCCTTTGATTCTCTTGAATTTTTAACCGAAGAGAACAACGGTGAGAAAACTTATAAGATAAGAGGTCCGTTTCTTCAATCTGAAGTTGAAAATAGAAATGGTCGTGAATATTCTAAAGAGTTGTGTGAACGTGAAGTTGGTCGGTTCCAAGAAAAAATTAAAATGAAAAGAGCTCTTGGAGAATTAGATCATCCTCCATCTCCAACAGTGAATTTGCAAAATGTTAGTCATTTGATTAATTCATTGAAGATGCAAGGTAATGATGGAATAGGTGAGGCTATTCTTTTAGATACAATAACTGGTAATCTTGCGAAGAGTCTTCTTAAGGCGGGAGTCCAGCTTGGTGTTAGTACACGTGGTGTGGGAACACTTAATGGTAAACACGTAAATGAAGACTATCGTCTTATTACAGTTGATATTGTTGCTGATCCATCAGCTCCTAATGCATATGTAGATGGAATTTTAGAAAATAAAGATTACATTATTACAGAGGGCGGAGACATTGTGGAGAAGGCTATTGAGAAATTAGAAGAAAAACTTGACAAAAAAGGTCTTTCAGGAGATGTATATTCTTTTCTTCAAGATTTTCTTGCTGACATTAGATCGAAAATGTAAGGAGTTATAATATGAATAAACAGAAAAAATCTTCACAACTAATTGAAATTCAAGATGAACAAGGTGAAAATGAAACAAATGCAGTAACAAATGTATCGGTTCAACCAATTGTTTCTTCAGAAGTTAAACAAGAAATTAAGAAACGTCCTGTGTGGTAATTTCTTAAAAAAGCATAAATATTATTAACATCAGTACAATGGAGGATTAAAGGTATGAAAATTACTGAAAAACTTAAAGATGTTTTGAGCGAGGCTGATCTTGCTTCTCTTGAATCAGCAATAAAGGAAATGGTAACTGAGGAAGCTCAGCGCCGTGCAGAATTGATTGCTGAAGAAAGAATAAAGAAAGTTGAAGCTATTGCAGAAGAATATGTTCAAAAAGAAATCACTCAGAAGACAGCCGAATTGGTTGAAAGCTATGATGATAAAATGAATGTACTCGAAACAAAACTTTGTAAGGCATTAGATACATTTCTCGATAGTGAAATTTCTGAAAAGATTTCAGATGATCTTCTTGAAAAGATTGCAATTAATGAAACACTTAGACCAGTTGTTGATGGCATCAAGGCTATTTTCTCAGAAAATTCTCTTGAACTAGACACAGAAGGTTCTAAGATTGTTAAGAAATTGCAAAGAAAGCTTGAAGGAGCTGAAAAGGATCTTTCAGAATCAATCCAGGAAAAAATGACTCTTACAGAAAAGCTCGAAAAGGTTGCCGTTTCAAATCTTATTTCTGAAAAGACAGATGGTTTGACCGATGAACAAGCTTCAAGAGTAAAAAAGATGTTTGAGGATAAGTCGTTTGAAGATGTAGAAAAGTCAATTGATGGAATTGTTGACATGGTTATCAGCGAAGAAAACAGTGTTGAAAATACAGTAGAAGACGATGATAGTCAAGAAGAAGAAACAGTAGCAGCTGGTGATGGTATCGAAGAAGAAAAAACTATTCTGAAAGAAGAAGTATCATCACTTAAAAAGATAACACAAAGATATCTTTAAGTCCACTTCATAAAACGGAGGAACCAAAATATGAAGACTAAGTATAATATCGCAGAAGTTATGAAGAAGTGGAGCAACTCTGAGGAGCTCGGCCGTTTGTCAATTAAAGATCTTCCAGAAGACATGCAAGAACCTATGGCAACTCTTTTGGAAAACCAAGAATCAATTGATTTCAATGGTGATGATATCCTTAATGAAGCTCAATTTTCTAACAGTATTGGAAGTATCAGTCAGTTGGATCATGGTTCAGCTTATAAACCAATAGCACTCGCACTTGTTCGTAGAACTTTCCCAGCATTGTTCGCAAACAAAGTTGTTGGTGTCCAGGCAATGAGCACACCAGTTGGTCTCGCATATGCATTGCGTATCATTTATGCAAACATCAGTGGCGGTAATGTAGGACCAGAAGCAGCATGGGACCAAGTTCCTATTTATAGCGGTTTCACTGGTAGCACTTCAGGTACATCAGCAACTTATAACACTTCGGGTGCAGGTACAGGTGTGTTTACAAGTGCAGGTGAAGCATGGCAAATTGGAACAGATTATCCACAGTTGAAGTTGCAGTTGGAGCAGGTTGCTATCGTAGCAAAGACTCGTAAGCTCGCAGCATCATTCAGTTTGGAAGCAGCTCAAGATATTCGTGCAATGCACAATTTGGATATTGAGAGAGAAATTGTTAATGTTCTTCAGTACGAGATTATTGCAGAACTTGACAGAGAGCTTATCGGCAAATTGAAGACAACTGCAGTAACTGGAACTGGTGGTGCCGCAGCAATTGCTCTTGATCTCGAGGTATCAGCATCCCAAACAGGTTATGTTGATGGTCGTTGGAGCCAGGAACAGCTTGCTAGCATGGTTACCAGCATTATTCATCAGGCTAACAAAATTGCAACAAGCACAAGACGTGGCGCGGGTAACTTTGTAATCGTAAGCCCAACAGTTGCAACAGCGTTGCAGAGTGTACGTCCAGCATTCAGTGGTAATGATGCAAGCGTAAACCCAACACAGGCTGGCGTAGCTCAGATTGGTACATTGAATGGTAGCATTACAGTGTATAGAGATCAGTACGCAACAGATGATTATGCATTGGTTGGATATAAAGGCGCGGGTCAAAACGACTGCGGTGTCATTTATTCACCTTACGTAACTGGTGTGTTGAATAGAACAGTTGCCCAGGAAGATTTCAGTCCTCGTATCGGTGTTATGAGCCGTTATGCTATCACAGATAGCCTTTTGGGTTCGGGCCGTTATTACAGACTTATGACTTTCGCAAACATGGACAAGGTTGTAGCAGGCGCATAAGCGTAGTAGTTATCAGTTTTGAATTAAGAAACGCGACTTGTAATGAGTCGCGTTTTTTTTATCTACAGATTTATAAATACTTGAGAGGGAATTATTTCTAATTGAAGAAAGGAGTTAGTATGGAGGAAAAATTTGCAGTTGTAGTTAATATCAGTAATCGTGATGTAAGAATTCCTGAACTAAGACAAATTTTACCTGGTGGAGCAATAAATGAACGTTTTGTTCTACCATATGAAATTGCAATAAAGTATAAACAATATCTTCATCCCGTAGCAATTATTGATCCAAAAAAACAAGACGGTCCCATTGAAGAAACAAAACAAAAAAGAAAAGTTAAAATAAGACCTAAAACAAAACCATTGAAGGGAATTAAAATCCGTGAAGATTATTGTCCGGCGAAAGCTCAAGCAATGAAAGCTCAAAGGTCTAGATATACATATAAAAAGAAACAGGGGCAAGAAAATGAAATTCAAAAAGTTTCTACAAGAGAAGAATAAACCCATACTTGTTACAGAAGATATAAAAAATGATGTTGTTCATTTACTAGAAGAACTTACAAATGTTGAAGATAAAGAAGAAGCCTTGACAATATTTTATACCATTTTTGAAGTTTTAAAACCAACAGCCGACGCTTTGGGAGTCTCTTTAAATATTCAAGATGATGAGGATTAAACCATGGCATGGATAACAACTCTATCTGATTTGAGAACCTATATTAAACAAGAACTTGGTAATCCAGTTGTAAATGTTGAAGTAGATGATCTACAGATTAATCAATCTGTTGAAAAAGCTATTCAAGTTATGAATAAGTATAATTATGGTGAGGGAACGTTTTTAGATTATGCCGTTTTCACTACAACTGCAGGACAAGCATATTATGAATTAGGTACTGATCTTTTAACAACAGCATTTGCAGACATTCAAGATGTGATTGATTTTAATATATCGTTTGGTGCTGGCGGAATAAATACACTTTTCACCCCAACCCATATTCTCCTTCAAGAAATGAATGGGGCTGGTGGACAATTTGGAACATCACCAAATTGGGCCGGCTATTCAACGCCAGGATTAGAATTAGCTAGTTATCAAATCGCTATGATGTACATTCAAGAAATTCATGAAATGTTAGGTAAAATGTATACAGTTAATTGGCTTCCTGGAAGAAGAGTTTTACATATTACACCAACTCCAACGCAAGCATTGACAGGAGTTCTTCAAGTGTATAGAAGAGAAACTGCAGAAAATCTATACAATAATATACTTGTCAAAAATTTAGCAACTGCGTATGTGAAACAACAATGGGGCAGCAATTTAAGAAAACATCAAATGACACTTCCTGGCGGTGGGTCAGATGCAGGAAATGAGATTCGTCAAGAAGCTGCGGAAGAAATAAAGGATGCTATTGAATCAATTAGATTTGAGAGTAACCCAATAGATTTTTTTGTTGGTTAAGGAGGATATATGAAATTTAGGAAGTTTCTAGAACAACAATTAAATGAGGGGCCAATTGACAAGGGTAAAACCTCTAAGGA